GAATAAAAAAGGTTTATATCTTAAATATATAAGGAAACTAAAAATAAAAGAATGGAAATTTGGATTTAATGTGGGTTTTTTTGTTTTTACTCGTGAAGATAATAATTTTTGTAAAACCATAGAATAACATATAAACTTAATTATTATATTTTTTTTATCATATATTAATATAAATATGTCCCGACGAGATACCAGTTCAGGAATAAAAGCATTTTCTCCACCAAACCCAAAACCAAAGAAAAAAAATTTTGTAAAACAATTAACATCATTTTTTAAACCATTATCTAATCTTTTTGGTGCTAGTAATGTGCTATCTGCGGAAACAAAACCTGTGAGGGATCTAATAGATATTAGAGCAGGTAATAGAAATCGTGGATATAGAAAAAATCAATTTGGAAAAATGACTTATTTTGAGAATTTAGATGAAGAAAAGAAAAAAAAGAAAAAAGCAATAAAAGATAAACCATTTGATGATAAAGTTAAAGAAATTAAGAAAATTTTTACTAAACCTAAAAGAGAACAAATGACAAATCCTAAAAGTAATGTTAAAAACAAATTAGGTCAAAAATTAACCTTAATTAGACCACCCTTACGAAAACCTTAAAATAAACTTTTAAAAAGTTTTGTCAAATCTTTTTTCTAAAAGATTATTATAATAATGGAATTATATAAACCAATAAAATCTACAAGAAAAAATAAAAAATTTATGGTATTAACTAAAAAAGGAATAATACATTTTGGAGATAGTAGATATAAGGATTTTACACAGCATAGAGATAAAAAAAGGCAAGAATCGTATTGTAAAAGAGCAAAAGGAATTACTAATAAAAAAGGTGAAAAAACATATAAGGATAAAGACACCGCTAATTATTGGTCTTACAATTACTTATGGAAATGTTAAAAAAAAAATATTTATTAATATATAATGACAGGTGCTGAACTGATAGCAATAATTTCAGTAGGTGCTACTGCTCTCGCTACTTTAATAACAACTGTCTTTACAAGTATGAGTTTATCAAGATGTAAAAATATTAATTGTTGTTGGGATTGTTTAATATGTGATAGAGATGTTGTAAGTGAATCAATAGTAGCAAGAGAAGTTGAATTACAAAATCAAAATAGAACATAACAATACTTTTTAGAAAAAAGTAATATCAAAAAGATTAGTATTAATCTAATTCATTAATAACAATTTTATTAAATCTTTGATAATATCTTTCATTAGTCGGTTTATTATTCATTATTAATAGAAAACTATATTTATCTTTCCAAGCAAGTTTTAATACCTGATTTTGTTGTTCTTTACTTAAATCACACATTAACTCATCTTTAATACAATCTAATTCTTTTTTATTATCAGTTCTAAACAAATATATAGAAGAAGCATTACATCTTCCAGTTAAGAAAAATTCATTATATCGTTGGGAGCAAATCCAAACACTACAACCAGCACTTCCTTCTACTTCTGGTTTAGTAAAAAGATGCCTTCTATTCAATATAACAGACATTAGATTTCCGTTAGATTTTTTCAAATCCTTAATACAATCATCAAGTATTATTAAACAATTATTATTATCTTCTTCTTCTTTTTCTTCTTCAATAATATCTTCTAGTAAATCATCACTATATCTATTATGAATTCTATTTTCATTTAAATTTAATTTATCTAATGGCAAAGATTGTAATGACCCACTAATCAAATGTATTTTATCAAAATATTTATAATAAAATCTAGGCAAATCAGGTTTTTTTTTTGTTGGATGAGAACATAATAACGCTAACATTAATGAACTTTTACCACTTCCTGCGTTTCCTACTATATAACTAAAACTATTCATAGCTTCTAATGGAGAAGCAACTTTATAAGCACAATTTTTGGTATTATCCACTTTTTGTTCTATTAATGGTATTTCATGTAATTTATCATTTTGAATTATTTTCATAATCTATATATTTATATAATATATTTTTTAATTAAAATCTTATAGCATTAATATTTCAAAATTATTTTCTAATATAATAATATAAAATGGAAGCAAGACTCCCTGAATCTATGAGATATGTTTTAAGTGGTGCTGATGCTATTGAAAGTCGCACACGATTAACTCGTTTTGACGCTACTTCTAGCACATACACCTCTAACTCTAATAATAAAATTCTAATTCCAGTTCAGGCAGATGGATTTATTGATACTAACAAATCGTATTTATTCTGTAAAGTTAAAACTTTACACACAGTAGCACAACAAACCGCTACATTAGATGGTAATGTAGCATCTATAATTGATAAACTTGAAATTTCTGTATCAGGCAGTTCAGGTAAAGTAGAAACTATTGATAGATATAATATGTATCATTTATACGACCAAACTTGGAATTCAGGAATAGAAGATATTACTTATCAACAAACGGTTAATGGAGGTTGTGCCCCTGCCCTTGATTGGTCTGCTACTGGTGCTTCTCTTGCTGTTGGTGGTGAAATAACCCTTGCTCTTAAATTAAAAGCAGGATTTTTAACATCTTATTTTGATAAAGCATTACCTGCTGGATTACCCCAATTTACCATAGAAATTACACTAGCATCAGGTGTTGAAGCATTCAAATATACCGAAGATGCTGAAACCACCCATTATGAAGTGTCTAATGTTCGTTGGTATGCTCCCACTTACCAAATTCTTAATGAAACTGCTATGGCGGATTATAAAGCACAAATTACCAGCGAACCTATTGCGTGGGTTTCACAGGGTGTATCTTCTATAATTAATGTAGTTAATAATACTGTTGGAAAACAAACTAAACAATTAAACGCTTCTTATCGTTCGTTAAATGGTATGGTTTCGTTAATGCGTCCTACAACTGAAATTGCTGGTTTAGAAAAAAATTCTTTAACCAATTTCAACATTACTAACCTTCAAGGTTATTTATACAGAATTCACGGTTCTCAATATCCCAGCGATTCTATTGATGTTGGTGCTACTGATTTATCACGAATTTATATGGAAGCATCCAAAACACTCGCACCTCACGGACACATTCATGCTAAATCTTCCGCTGTATCAAAAACACGCTTTACTGGTGCTGGTGGTGCTGGTTCTATGTGTATTTCATTAACACGATTTAATGCTGATAATTTAGTAAATCTCGGTTTAGACACTTCTGCTAGTAATGCTCCAAGTGTGTTAGAATTAGATTTCTCTGCTGCTCCTGCCGCCCAAGATTTAACCACTTACTGCTTATATGATGTCGTTTTTGTAATGAACCCTGATGGAACTGTTGAACGCAGTTTTTAATTTAAAAAAAAAATATTATATAATAATATAATGGATATATCAAACAATAATCTAGAAGAAGAAACTAAATTAGATATATTTACAAGAGATGAATTAGAAAATGCTTATAGTGTTAATAGTGAAGAATGTAATAAAAAAGATTTTAATGATTTTTATAATGAAAAAATAGAAGATACAGTAGATGATAGTTATATTTATGAAGAAGATAAGATTAATTTATTAAAAGTCTGTAAAGATATTATTGATAAAAATTATCATCAATATCCAAGTCCTATGGATGGTATATTAACTAAAAAATTATATTATGATTGTATTAAAAAAATGAATAAACAAGATTATATAAATGAAAAAAAAAAGTTAGAAAAATTAAATCCTGTGGAACAAGAATTATTAAAAATGAAAAATGCTAATAATTATATTATTAATAAAAAACCTGAAAATGAAATTATGGATTTAAATGATTTTTTACAAGATTAATTATTTAAAATTAATATGTTTTGGTATAATATATATAATGTCTAATATTAAAATATTAAGATTACATAATTGCTCTTCAAATCCTAAATTAAAACTAAATGCTGATAGGACAGGATTATCATATATAATAGAACCTGATACGGTCAATATGGGTAGGTGTCTAGTTGAAGTTATTAGTGGTTGGTCTAATATAACACAACAAACATTAGATAATACTGGAAAAATTACAGCGACTTCAAGAATTGTTCCTAATAATATCCCTAATTTAATTGTAAGAAGTAATATTTTACAAGAAGGCGAAGATACATTAACTGGTGGTGGTGGTTTAATTTTAGGGACTATGAATTTACAAAATACAACTGAATCAACAGGGACTACTACAACAACTGGAACAGGAAGCACATATGAAGGTGTTGCTGGTTCTACTTCTTCTAATATTGCTTCTTTTAATCAAACACAGGCATTAAGTTTTATATGTGAAAAATTACCTTCTAGATTAGTTTTAGAAAGATTATATTGGACTAACGAAACAGGTTCTACTATTCCAAAATTACAAAATGCTAATAATAATGGTGTAATAAACGCTTCAATAATACCCTTTGAGGTAGTATTAAAATTAACATTTTTAGATATGTAAAAAAATTATATTTGATATAAACCACTTAAAAATAATCTCATATATATATATAAGAATAAAATGGGACGAAAAAAAGTATATGAATGGGAAACCGAAGATGAACTTAAAGATATTAGGAGAAAATGTGATAAAGAAAGGAAATTTTATAATTATTGGAAGAATAAATATAATCTTATTTTAAAACCCGAACAAATGGAACAATTTAATCAACATAAATCTCTAATCAAAAAAGCATTACCTATAATAGAATTTTTGAAAACATTAGAATTTGAATCAAATTAATTCTAATCAAATTTTTTTTTATTTCTAATCAAAAATGAATTATTTAATTTAATTTAATTTAATTTAATTTAATTTAATTTAATTAATCTATTAGGAAAAGTAAGGAATTTATCAACAAATCCTATATTTTTTATTTAATTAATTATATTTATATTAGATATAAACTACTTAAAAAATATCTCATATATATATATAACGAAATGGAAAACGAAAATAATTTATCATATTATAATATGGAGAGATTAACATATTATTTCAAACTTAATAATCCTACTACTTATAAGGAAAGAGCAAAAAGTATAGGATTTACTGGAAGACCTATTATTAATAATGAACCAACAAAAACATATATTAAGTTTCTTAATAAGAAATTTAGAAATGAAAAAGTATTTAAGGGAAACCCAATAGTTAAAGGAAGAATTACTGATACTTATGAAAAACATATTAGAAATGGTGGTGATTATATTAAAAAATATAATGAATTTGTTGATAGTGATAAAGAATTTACTATTGATATTAATAATAAAAATAATCTTAAATTTTTACTTAACAAAATGCTTTCTGCTAATAAAGAGGCAGTTATGAAATATGAATTAGAGAATGGAATGATTAGATATTATACATTAAATAAAACAACGGCAAATTATTTAATGGAAGGTATCATTAATGAAAAAGTAAAATTTGATGAATTGAGTAGTGATGATGAATTTAGAACTTTTATTATGTCTGTTGGTATTAAAAATATTACTATAACAAGACCAAAAAAGAAAAAAATTTCAGGTAGTTTTTTCAAATATACACATAATATTAAAGATTTAGATTTAATAGATTTTCAAATATATAATAATGTTGAAGAAATTGAAAGTGATTCTGTTTGTTGTTTCTTACAATCATTAATTTCAGGTGGAGTTGAAGAAAATATTATAGAACAGGCAAAAACATTTATTAAATCTCGTAGTATTCCAACCTGTAAAATAAATGAATTATGTGAAAAATTAAACATTCATATAACAATTAATAGATTAGAAGATAGTAAAAATATTATCCATTATCCAAAAGATAAAAAAAATCATGTTAGAAAATTAGAACCTATTAAATTAGGATTAATTGACGAACATTATTTTCATATTAAAAAAGTAAATATTACAAGTTATGCCTTAAAAAACTATGAAAAAATTAAGGATATTGAAGAATTCCATAAAATTTATGATAGTTCAAATAAAAATGGAATAATTAAATATCATAAAAAAGAAAGATTTATAGATAGTTATTCAGTCATTAAAATATTATTTGAAAATAAAGATAAATTATTAACTCCAATTAGTTTATGTAATGAAATATATAAAACTCAATATTACGATTTATTCAAAGAAATTAAATCATTAGAATATGACCCTGAAATTAATACTAAATTAGTTGAATATAAACCAAAACAAGATAAATTCGGTCATATAAATATTTATGCTGATTTTGAAACAACGACAGAAGGAGATAAACATATCGCTTATTTATGTAATATCGCTGGTTGTGATAAAACTTTTATAGGTGAAAATTGTGGGAAAACTATGTTAGATTATTTAGTAAAAAAATATAAAGGATCAAATATTAGATTAATATTTCATAATGCGGGTTATGATTTAAGATTTATATTTCAATATATTATACATCCTGAATTAATTGAAAGAGGCAAAAGTTTATTAAGAGGATATGGTAAATATTATTACGGAAAAGGTCAATTTATTAGATTACAAATTCAAGATAGTTATGCTTTAATAACAAGTCCTTTAAGAGATTTTAAGAATATGTTTGGATTAGAAGTTAAGAAGGAAATTTTACCATATTCATTATATACTCAAAAAACAGTAAATGAAGTATTTATTGATACTGATAAATGTGTTGAGGAAGTTAAATTACAATATATCAAAAATAATATTGGAAAAAAAATTAATAAGGAATTACAACAAGAATTTATTAATGAATATCTTAATAATGTTAAAGAATGGGATTGTTTTAGTGAAGATAAAAAACAAATTAATATTATTAAATATTCTGCGAATTATTGTAAAATGGATTGTGAAGTATTAAAATCAGGATATGAAATGTTTAGAAATTCTATTAAAGAAATTACACTAAAAGAAGAAGAATTTTTAGATATTAATAATTATGTATCAATAGCAAGTGTAGCACAAGATTATATGAAATATAATGGAGTATTTGATAATATTTATGAAGTTAGTGGAAATGTTAGAGAGTTTATTAATAAATGTATGTATGGTGGAAGAACTATGTGTGCTGAAAATAAAAAAATTGGAAATAATAATAATGAAATACTGGCGGATTTTGACGCTGTTTCTCTCTATCCAAGTGCTATGGAACAATTAGAAGGATATTTACAAGGAACACCTAAAATTATTGAAAATACTAATTATGAAAATATTAAAAAATTTGATGGCTATTTTGTAGAAATTATTATTAAATCTGTTGGTAAAAAATATAAATTCCCATTAATGAGTAGAATTACAGATAAAGGAATAAGAGAATGGACTAATGAAATGGTAAATGAATATTTATATGTTGATAAAATAACATTAGAAGAAATTATTAAATATCATAAAATAGAATTTGAAATTGTTAGAGGATATTATTTTAATGAAGGTAGAAATTTAAAATTAAAACCTGCTATTACACATTTATTTAATAGTAGATTAAAAGCGAAAAAAGTAGGAAATCCTATTCAATCTGTTTATAAATTATTAATGAATAGTTCTTATGGGAAAACATTATTAAAACCCATAGATACTCAAATAAAATTTATTAGTAAAAAAGACATTACAGATTTTATGAGTAAAAATTATAACTGGATTATTGAAGCAGAAGAACTACCCTGTGAAAGAACCGTTAAGGTAAAATTACATAAATCTATAAACGACCATTTCAATATCGTTCAGGCAGGAGTTGAAGTATTATCTATGAGTAAAAGAATTATGAATTCTGTGATGTGTCTAGCGGAAGATTTAGATATTAATATGTATTATACTGATACTGATTCAATCCATATAGATAATTCTAAAATTGGATTACTAGCAGAAGAATATGAAAAAATAAATGGTAAGGAATTAATAGGAAGTTCTATGGGGCAGTTCCATACGGATTTTGATAGTGATATTCTTAAAGACAATTTTAATGAAAAATATAATATTAAAAATTCTACTAATCTAAAATTCAAAGAATTACCGAAAGAAGAACAGGATAAATATAATGATAGTGTATTAGCGAGAAGAAGTATATTTCTAGGAAAGAAATGTTATATTGACGAATTATATAGTAAATATTGTGATAAAGTAGATTATCATATTAGATTAAAAGGAGTTCCTAATGCTTCTATATTAGATTATTGTTATAATAATAAATTAACCCCTTATGAATTATATGAAGAATTATATGAAGGAAAAGAAATAACATTTGATATGACATGTGGAGGAAAGAAAGTTAATTTCAAATTTCATAACAATCTTACTATAACAACATTAGACGAATTTAATAGAAAAATAAAATTTTAATAAAATATAATACATACACACACAAAAAAATTGGTTTGGGTTTTTCGCAGGGGTCAAACCAATTTAAATAAATTAGATATAATTAAATATATTAATATCTTATATAAGATATAAACTACTTAAAGATTATCTCATATATATATATATAAGAAGAGAAATGGCGAAACTAAATGACTGTCCTAAATTTGACCCTAATAAAAATGACTATTATACAAAAAAGAAAATGTGGGAGAATATCTCTCATTTAGTTCCAAAAGATAAAATTATTTGGGAAGCGTGTTTATTAAACTCTAAAAGTGTTTCTATGGATTATTGGAAAGAAATGGGATATAATATTGTTGGTAATAATAATTGGGATTGTTTAAATTATTATCCTATTAAATATGATATAATTATTACTAATCCTCCATTTGAAACAAAGATAAAACAAAAAATCCTTAAACAATTAGTAAAATTAGATAAACCATTTATTATTATTCTAAATTGTATGAATATTTATTCTAAATATATGAGAGATATTTTCGGTGATAATATTAAACATTTACAACAAATTATTCCAGCAGGAAAAATTACATTTGAAGTTTGGAATGAAGAAAAAAAAGAAATGGAAAAATGTAAAGATCCAGCATTTTATTCCTGTTATCTAGCATATAAAATGGATATTCCTAATGAGGATTTATGGTTAAAAAGTCCTGAACCTGTTAAGAAAATTAAGAAAGAAAAAGTTAAAAAAGAAAAAGTTAAAAAAGAAAAAGTTAAAAAAGAAAAAGTTAAAAAAGAAGAGAACAGCGGATTTTGAAAAGTTTGGGGATTAATAAAATTATTTATAAATTATAAACAAATTATTAACAAAATTTAATT